TTCTGCAATAATAACTGAGTCTGGTATTGAAGTTAGAGATGGGGGTGGGAATGTATTAATGGATCACATCCCCACTTTTAGTGATGCTAAGGATATTATAGACGCATCTTCCCTCGCTTCCCGTCTAAGTGGTACTGCCACACCAGAGGTTATAGATGATCTTTATACTTGGGTTACAACAACCCCGTTGTCACAAGAAGAAAAGAAACAAGCAAGAATAAAAGAATTGCTTGCAAGGATGGAAATTGAACATCCTGAAACATATGCTGCAATTTCGGGAGAAACACCATCAGAATCTCAAGGTGCGGTTCAAGAGGCTGTGGCTGCGTTAGCACCGGAACCAGAGTTAGTTATAACAGAACCAACACCAGAACCAACACCAGAACCAACACCAGAACCAACACCAGAACCATCAGACCCAGAGAGACTTGATCGAATAAGAACATCGATGGAGCGGATTAATAGTCTCATGTCTGACACGAGATACCCAACTCCGGCTGAAGAGGGTTCTGCGGCAAGGGACTTGAGAGAAGCTGATCCTGACTTTGCAGAATCGGAAACTCGAATAGATGCAATGGAAGAAGTTCATGCGTCTGGTGGAAATCCATATTTAGAAAATGCAAAAAGAGTTTTTGAAAACATCAAAGCAGATGTGAAGCCTGAGAGAAGAGCTAAAGTTGAGCATATGTTCAATGCGATAAGTCAAATAGACTTGAATGCACCAGACGCAGAACATCAATTATTTTTGAAATATAAAGAAGTGTCTGGGTCAAGGATTCAAGGATTGTCTGGGGTCACTGAAGAATTTCAGAAAGGGAGTTTTGGAGATTTAAAAGAAATTTTAGAGAATCCACCAATTGACGCGAATGTAGAACGTATGAAACGAGGGTATGCAGCAAAGCAATACGATCGGTTAAAGCCTTTCATAAGTGATAATTGGCATGAAGTTCATCCAAATGGACCACCACCATATCCAACATGGGGAGATCTTAAGAAATGGGATGAAGCTAATCCTAAACCAGAATGGGCTGAATCAGTTGGTCAACAAATGCCAAGAGAAGTTTTTGATGAATGTCAACGAGGATCAAATGGTAAAAAGTCAATGCCTCATCCGAGCGTTCCTATCCATTTAATGCCTTGTTGGAATTATTTGGTTAAGAAATCTATTCCAGAGGGTAACAATCCATATCAACAGCCAGTCGAAACAATTCCATTTCAACAAGGTATAGTAGCCACTACTAATCAGGCTAAACAATTTGAAGGTATCATGGTTGGAGCTATGAGGAAGTATGTTCAGATGAGAGGTGGTCCAGATCAATTAGTGGATATTCCAAAGCACAAACTGGAAACTCACGGTTTGACTCATGCAGATATTTTTAAATCGTCAGATGATCAGATTTGGTATTTAGCTCAAAACAAAATTTTTGATCCTGTCGTGTTGACATACATTATTAAAAATATAGTTGAGGGATTGAATGTTGCTAAGAAATCTTTTTCATTGGTAGTTAAGTCGGATGAAACATATGTTCCCGGTGAAACGTTCAGCAATGTTATAGATCTTGTAAAATCTAAGCCCAGTGTGGTTGCTAGCAGTGGTCCCGTAAAAAGGATAGAACCCTTACATGTAATCGATATTAGAAAATCAAGAATTCAAAAGATTGAGGAGATACTTCTTGCAAGAAGAAACTTGTAATGTCAAATGTGGTAATTGTAATAACTCTATTATTAAAAGTAATAATAATGAAGTTAAAATGAGAGCATTGGTAATTAAATGGAACAGCGAAGGTTGCTTTGCGGTTTGTAAATCTTGCAAGCAAGATGTCCCTATTAATTTCGATATTCTTAAATCAATTAATACAAGATTTACATATGAAGTAAAAAATACTGGACAATCTTAACCTAATTCTTTAGAATTTTAATTATACAACGAAGACTCATTGACTATGGAGTGGTTGTGCTTCAAGCATAACTGCTTTTTTTATTTTACTTGGTATAAAAATGGATTTTTATATTAGAGAAGATGGGTTCAGAGTTTGGTTGCCAAACGTTGAATTTATTACGAAGTCAGAAGACGAAGATGAGTATAATTCTCGTCGAATCATTGGTGTAATGTCTACAGCTACCAAAGATCGACAAGGTGAGAGAGTTTTAGCCAAAGGATTAGATTTTAATCCTTTCCTTCAATATGGTCATTTCAATGATAATCATTCCCAATCAACTTCAGCAATAGTTGGATACCCTGAAAGAGTTTTTTATTCTAAAGAGATAGCAACTCCAACTGGTAAGACTGAAGGTTGGTTAGCAGAAGGATATGTTCTTAAAGGGACTAGTAGAGCTGATGGTATTTGGGAACTTGCAAAAGCATTAGCTTCAACACCAGATAAAAGACTTGGTTTTTCTATCGAAGGTAAAGTTATTCGAAGAAGCAATGCAATTATTGAAAAAGCTATGATCAAAAATGTAGCGATAACCAATTGTCCTGTGAATACGGAATGCACATGGGATGTATTGACCAAATCATTTCTCAATATAGATATTGCTCGAAAATCTTTAAGTGCTGGGTATGGTGCAGCGTCAGGTCCAGTAGGACAGACAAATGGTGCAGCATTATCTCCAGAGTCTTTAGAAAAAGACGATGATAAGAGAAATAAAAAGAAAAAAAATGCTTTGAAATTAATGATGAGTGCATATGAATTACCTGATGTAGATGATTTTGAAAAAGCATTTGAAATTGTTCAAAAGCTGCGACCTGACTTTGAGGATGGTGCTGTAGCTGAGTTCGTTAAACATTTTTTGAGGAGAAAGTAAATGCTATCAACTGAGATAGGAAGGTTGTCAGGTGATGAGGTTGGAGGAGAGCATATCTTTGACGATCCGACAAAAGCTTACTCGGCATTACTCACCAAGGTGGATGAAATTATTGATGTGCTTGCTGGTATTACTACCAATGAAGTAGCTACGCTCACTAATGATATAGTTTTTGAGGCATCTAACTCAATTGCTATAACGCTTGATGGTGTGGCAATTGCGAGTACACCAGTAGTTTACGCTACTAGCAATGCAAATACTCAATCATTAATCGTTGCAGCACTAGAAGCAGAACTGTTAGTTACATCTGTGGATATAACTTCTGATAAGGTTCTTACGGTGACTTATGCTGATTTTGCACCACATGTTATAGCTTTTGTTACCACTGGTGGTTCAAATCAAGCTGTGACTACTCATGCTATAACTACAGAGGCAGGTACTTCTTCGACTGTTAATGCAGTAGAGAAGTTAAAATTTAGGTTTTAAGGGAGGTTTTTTTAATGGCTATCAAACAAGAAGACATCTCCAATGCCCTTAACGAATTAAACCTTCCTAGAGGTGAAGTTCAGAAAGGGGTTCCAACTGATGGTGATCTGAATTCCAGTAATGGTGCAGCAGATGAAAGTGGAACACTTGGAGTAGCAGGAGAGAACATGAACGACAAGCATGACAACAAAAAGAAAAAGGGTGAAGCAAAAAAATCTGACGAGCCAGCAAGCTTCGAAGAAAATTTGCCAGTAGAAGTAGAAACGAAAGTTGAAGTTTCTAGCTTTCTAAAATCTTTAGTTGACCATACTGCCCAGCAAGTGAATGGTCTTAGAGATTTTGTCGTTAAAAGCGATAGAGCGCAAGATTCTCGTTTTGAAGAGATTATGGAAAGACTTGATGACACAAGTGAGTCTATTGGTAATCTTGGCATAGTCCTTAAAGCTCTATGTGAAAAAGTTGGAATCATTGGTGACAAGCCAGCAAGTTCAAAGTCAATTGAAGGTATTTCTAAAAGTGAAAGAACTTTTGAAAATACACTAGAAGAAGGTGCTGTTGAAGCTCCAACTACAAGCGAAGAAGGTTTTTATAAGAGTTTGGCAGGAAAAGATTCACTCACTGTTAAGAAAGCAATTACTGACGCAATGTGTGATCTTGTTAAGAAGGGCAATTTGAGTCAAGAGGATGTCATCAATTTTGAGACATTCAGTTTTGTTACACCTGAAGCTAATAAACTGCTTCAAGCGATACTTTAATCAGGGGGTTTACGAATGTATCCAGTAATCGATCCAAAACAATTTGAAGGGCATGGGGATGGTTTCGGACTTAGTGATCCCCAGCAAGTAATGGAGATCAATAAGGCGTTACAAGCAGGTTACGCTACCGATCCAGCATCTCAAAGCCAAGGCGGTGCATTGCGAGTGGAAGTTCTCGATGCAACATTAAAAATCGTTTCTTATATGATGAAAAACATCGTATTTTATAACGATATTCCTAAATCAAAAGCCTACAACACCGTTGAAGAGTACAACATGCTCTCGAAATACGGGGGAAAAGGTGGCTTCTTTATCAATGAGGGTGGACTTCCTCGGACAGAAGATAGCCAGTATCAAAGAAAAGTTCAGTTCGTCAAGTTCATGGGTACAACTCGTGAAATTACACACCCAATGCTTTTAGTTAAGCCAGCACACGGAAACGTTGTTGCTCTTGAAACTAAAAACGGTGCGATGTGGATGCTTCGACAAATTGAAGAAAATCTTTTCAGTGGTGATAGCTCAATTATTTCTCAATCCTTTGACGGATTAAAGTCTCAGCTACTTGCAGGTTACGCTGATTCTGACACTGCAGGTGATCTTCAGCCTGACGTTTCTACGGAACACGTTATTGACTTAAGAAATCAGCCGTTGACAGAAGGTGTGTTTTCAGAAGCTGCGAGAGTGCTTTTAGACAACCATTATTTTCCAACATCATGTTATCTTCCACACACGGCTCATCGAGATTACAACGTAGGTTTCTTCTCCAAAGGCCGGTATGGTATTCCAGTAGGTGATGGAGAAGTTACAACTGGTTTTGATAGCAGAAAAGTTAAGACTGCCGGTGGTACTCTGACACTTAAGCCTGACGTTTTCTTAGGAATTGATAAGCAAGCTCCAACTACTGCTAACAACTCATCATGTCCAACCGCTCCTGCGACTGTTACGGTTGCTGTTCAAGCTAAATCTACAAGCCGTGGATTTAAAACTGCTGAATTCGGAACATATGCGTATGAAGTAACAGCCATCTCCAGAAATGGTGAGTCTTCTTCTACGACTGGTTCTGGTTCTGCTGTTATCGCAGTGCTTGGTGCTTCTGATGAAGCTAAGTTGACGATTGCTAGAGGCGCAGTTTCGGGTAATGACAACACAGCAGGTTATCGAGTTTACAGAACTCGTATTGCTGATGGTGCTGCTGGTACAAAGTATCTTGTAGCTGAAGTTGTGTCTGCTGGTGCATCTACCATTTTCTTGGATGGAAACGAAAATCTTCCGGGTCTTGGCACAGCTTACATAGGACAGTTCGACGAAACAGTTCTTACTCTTCGTGAACTTTCTCCAATGCTTAAGTTTCCACTAGCAACAGTGGCTTCAAGCATTCGATGGATGCAATTATATTACAATACTCCAATTATTTTCAGACCTAGAGGGATAATGATAATTAAAAATATCGGTCGTCTTTCTGTTCCTGATCTTGTTGGTGCGTAATTTAGTTGATATGGGGGGGGTGACCCCCCATTTGTTGGGTCAACCGATTGGGTTGACCTTATAATTTAGGAGCTTGATAATGAAATTAAAAATGGAAAGTTTAGCTGGAGAGATTTTAATTTTTGCAAAGGACAAGACTCTTAAGGTTGATGATAAGGGATATGTTGAAACAGACGATTTAGAAATTGCTAATGCACTTAAAGTAGTTGGGTTTAAAGTGGTTTTAACTGGTTTCAAAAAAACAAAGCCAGTTGAAGAAGAAAAGCCAGTTGAAGAAAAAAAGTCAGTTGAAGAAAAAAAGTCAGTTGAAGAAAAAAAAGTTGAAAAAAGAGTTGAAGAAAAAAGAAGACACCCTAAGAAGGTTGATAAAAAATGACTACTGAATGGACAAAAGAACAGGCATTAACTACTGAAGAGATTCTTAGGCGAGAGCATGATGCATTTTCGTCTTCGAGAAAAGTTATTGATGGTCCGGTTTATTTTCCTAAAATCGTTGGTGGAACGACTAATGTTCTTCCAATTTCGGGTGCAGTGAATGGGACTTCATCGGTAAGGGCTATGGAACCCAATAAGGCATATCGTTTAATTTCAACTGTTAACGCTCATTTTAGATTGAGTGTTGGAGCTTCTGCTGCGACCACATCCGATATCATTTTACCAGCTAATGTGCCAATCGTAATAAGATCAGGTGGTTTATGGGACACAGTGAATATAATAAAAGCGACATTATCAGCAGACGGACTTGCTCAAATAGTCGAGATAAAATAAATTACTATGTCACAGTAAATTACCTGTTTGCGACTTATCTACAAACAAGCGAAGCTGGTAGTCACAGAATTAAAAAAGTAGAAAAAGTTAAGCCGGGAAAAGCTAAATTTTTTTTTGATATAACAGAAGAGCAAGCTACTGATTTGAAGTTTAAATTTCATGACAGTGTTTGCTCTGAGTTCGAGAGGTGTAGAAAATATACTATCGATCTTAGTTATTAAGGTAATTTGACATGAGTGAAATTGCTTACAACATAAGACCTCAGAACAATGACCTGCTTATTACAGCACAGTTTGTCAAAGACACTTTCCTATTCGGTGTTGACCTAACGGATGACAATGGGAATGAAATGCCTAATACGTTGATTGAATTTTATATTAAATCAGCGCAAAAATGGATTGAGAGAGAACTTCAAATACTTCTCCATCCAACTGTTATCACGAATGAAGCTCATGATTATACCTACATTGATTATACAAACTTTGGATGTGTGAAGCTTTATAACTTCCCAGTTAGAAAAGTTACAAAATATGCCATTCAGTTTCCGATCAGTAATGAAATTTTATCATACGATCCTACGTGGTTTAAAACTGATTCGGTCGGTGGAATGGTAAATCTTATTCCAACTGAGGGAACTTTTAGTGCGATTTTAATGGGACAAGGTGGTTCCTTTCTGCCGTTGCTTTACACGGCAAGAGATTACATACCTTATCTTATCTTTATCGATTACGAGGCTGGTTTCGAAGAAGGACAGGTTCCATTCGATATTTTAGAGTTGATTGGAATGAAAGCTGCGACTGGTCCTTTGAATATAGCTGGAGATTTAATAGCTGGTGCTGGTATCGCATCGAAGTCAATTTCATTAGATGGATTAAGTCAATCCGTTGGAACTACTTCGTCGGCTACAAATGCTGGTTATGGAGCAAGAATTCTTCAGTATGAAAAGCAGATCAAAGAACAATTGATTAACATAAGGCTTAACCTAAAAGGGATAAGTATGGTTGTAGCCTAACGATGACGGAAAAAGTTAATGGTCAAGAACACATATCCAAAACCTTTAAGGAAACCCGGACGAATAAGTTTGGTGGTAGAGGATTTTGATCATTTGATTGAAGATCAAGGTACTCGTGTTCGAATTACCCCTGCGATTTTATGTCCGAACAGAAGTGGATTGGATATTGATACATCAAGCGTTAATCATCCTTTAGATTGTGCAACCTGTAATGGTAATCAAACAATTGATTTAGATGCGAGTGCCATTGAAGAATGGGCATTCATACAAAGTGTAAAATTGTCAGAAGAATTAGACAAAACTAAATATGATGTTAAAGATGCCTACATGACCACAAAGCCTGATTTTAGATTGGCTTATTGGTACAAAATTGAAATGATCGATCAAACTTCTCAGTTCAATGAATTCATAAAAAGAACAAACGATAATATTGATTACACACGGTATGTGTCTTCAGACACAAGTGACGGTGGATTTTATTCACTGGTTGATTCGTTTGGAAATAAATATGTGAGAGATACGGATTATTCATTGACTGGTAGAACTTTGACTTGGCTCACTTCAAACAAACCGGCTGTAGGGACTTTGTATTCATTTTTATATCCTACATTACCAACATTCAGGGTTTTAGATTTGATACATGAAAATCGTTATTACTACGATTCTAAAAATAAACCTTATAAAGAACCTGTCCAATTACCACAGCAAGCTCATATAAGGTGGGATTACATGGTCTATAACAAAGGAAGAGACATAGATTGATTTCTGTTAACGCAAAACTTGAAGGGCTTGGTGTTGACATTAACACGCTTGAAATGGGTGTGGTTGATGTGTTCCGTCGAGCCATAGCCGGTTTAGCGAAAGCGTCTCAGTCTGAATGGATCAGGCTAGCTCAAACCCGTCTAAAGACATCAAGAGAAATTTATATCAATGGACTAAGACAAGCTGAAAGTTTCACCACTAGGACTGATGGTGGGGAACCTGTTTATGAAATTACACTTGTTGGTACTATGCCAAATAATATTGAGCATGGGATGCCATCTTTTGATATGAAAAATGTAAGACCCGGTTGGCTTGGTGGTTCGAAATCAAAAGTTGGTAAAGATGGAAAGAGATATGTGATCATACCGTTCAGACATTCTACATCTTCAGATGCAAGGCTTGGGTATACTGGAAAAGCGAAAGATGCAAATTTACAAACGCATTTAAAAAAAGCAGTGAGCCAGTATGGATTAGATAAGATGATAAGGAGTGCGAGTGGTCAGGTTAAAAGTGGACCTGTCAAGCGGATTCCAAAAGGTGCTGATGTTCATAAATATTTGCAAGGTTTAACAAGGATTCAAAAACCTACAGGGACAACTAAGCAAAGAGGTCAAGGCATGTTGATGACTTGGCGAGTTATGAGTGAGAATTCTAAGCCTAGTGCGTGGATACATCCGGGAATTAAAGCACATAATATTCTTAAAGAAGTTGAAAGATTTGCAGATCAAGAACTTGATAAAATTGTTAATGCGACTTTGGAGGTCTAGTGTACGTTTACCCTAATGAAGAAGCTATTACTGATCAATATTATGGATTGTATCCGGTAGACTTTATTTTTGAATATATTCTTGAACAAGGGTTTGAATGGTTTAGAACAACTCCAGATGCAAAAGATTATGTTTTTGGAAACCTTTGCAAGTCAATCCTCAGTGCCCGTTATGGTCAATCTAAAATTGATGAGATCGCAACATATATCAATAATACTGAGATTAAAATTATTCAGTCATTCCCACTCGAAAGCGAGACTTCTCCAACTATTTCAATAAATCTTTCAAGCGGATCAGAGTTGCTTCAATATTCAGGATTAAATGACTTTGAAGGGCAAGTTGATACATTAGATGGAGATGAAAATGTTACAGATCGAAAAGAAATAGGATATACTTCAATACAAGATGAAATCTTGATAGGAATACATGCTGTAGGAGGACCGGACTTAACAAAGTATTTGTATATGCTTGTTATCTATCTTTTGAATGCATACAGGGATCAATTGGGCAGTGAGGGTTTGAAGAATATTACATACAGTGCAACAGATCTTTCACGACTGAATGAATACCTTCCTTCTCATATGTTTTCAAGATTTGTAACTGCAACGGTTCAGACATTTGCTCTGTTCCAGAAAGATAAAGTGCCTATGGTGGGTAAAATTGATCTTGACGTACAGTTTGAATAAGGAGGGTAGGTCAAAATGGTAGAAAAGAAAAAATTTAGTAAAGAGAAGAGAACATTTTCTATCGAAAAGAAGATTGAGGAGATTGAGGCATCTAAGATGCCAACGGATCAGAAAAGATCTTATATAAATGAATTATCTAAAAAGACGGAAGTGGCTGCTACTAATAAAATTCCGTTTGGTGTTTACGTTAAAATCAAAAGTGTTCGAAAGTGTTTGTGGAGTGGGATGCTTACATATCCGAAAGCGGTTGGTGTGAAGTTCGCCACAATTCAGGAATGGGATGAAATTTTTAAAGGCTTTTAAGGGAGATAAGAAATGGCAATTAGACGTGTATTTAATGGAAAGACCATTCGAAAGCCGGGTTCCTACAGTGCTTTAAAAGTACAAAATCTCACAGGATTCCCATTACAGCCAACGGGTATTGTTGGCATAGTAGGTGAATCAGTGGGTGGTGAGCCGGGTGTTTTGGATGTGTTACAAGGGACTCAAATTCAATCTGCAAAGGCGAGATACAAGTCTGGACCTATAGCAGATGCATTAGGACTTTTAGTTGAACCTTCAAATGATGCTCGAATTGCAAACGGTGCAAGTACAGTGATCATTTGGAAAACAAATAATTCAACAAAGGCTGTATTAGGACTAGCTAATAACGAGGCGACTCCTCTTAGTCTAGTCGATCTTGAAACTGTAAATTATGGTGCAGATGAGAACAATGCCAACGTTGATAACGTATCGGTTGGTTCGATCACAGATTTGAATGCGATCATCAATGGAACAATCGATGGACCATTTGATTTGTCTGGTGGTAGCGACACATTGATCGTAACTATCAATGGAACAGTTTATACTTTTACTTCTCTTCTGACAGGTGCAGCTGAAACAACTTCTGCTATTGAAACTGAATTGAATACAGATGCAAGATGGTCCCCTTCCAGACCAGTCACAGCTTCCGCAAACGGTTTGAAAGTTGATATTGAAATTTTAACCTCAGTTCTTACAACTGCTAAATTGGATTTTGGTTATATTTCGGTTAGTGCTACTTCAACACTTGATACTATCCTTGGTATCGCTGGTACAGATAGAGGCCGAAAAGGTTCTCGTTATATTACCTTGAAAAAAGGTAGCTTGATTGAAGACGCAGAACAAGAGCTTGGTGGTGTATCTCAAATCCAAATCCTTTATACAGGTGCAGCAGTAACTTCAACTTTGACGATTGCAGATGCGGCTGGAGATCGAAAACTTACGACTAGCTGTGCAGCTACTCCAGCAGACGATCTTGATTTCATTATCGGCAAGACCGAGAACGGTGAGCTAGTTTCAAAAATGACTCTTCAAGAGTTGGTCGATGTAATCAATGCACATGCATCTTATACATGTACTTTGACTGGACCCAATGGTGATCTTGATTCTATCGAACTTGATTATTACAATGCGATCAATATTGAAACAGTAGCTTTGGATCTTAAACGAGATGTTCAAGATTTTGTTGATTTCTTAACAGCCACTAGTGATATTGCTAGTGCTGCAAGGATTACAAATGTTGATGGTGCCCTTGCAACATTTACAACTCCAGCTTTCTTTACTGGTGGAACAAATGGTGTATCTGCAAACTCTGATTATGCAAATGGGTTTGAAGCGTTTGAAACAGTAAGAATAAATATTGTTGTCCCATTAATTTCAGAAGATGCTGGTGCGGTCACGATTTCTTCAGTGAATGCGTTAGCTAAAAGCCATGTTATTAAGATGTGGGGCACAAGCGGTAAATCTGAAAGAAATGCTTATGTTTCTGTTCTTGGATCAAAAACTGAATTTAAAGCAATGGCAGCAGCAATGTCTTCAGCGTATGTTTCAATTTGTGGTCAAGATCCTTTGGTATACAGTTACTCTCAAAAGCAGACGGCTTATCTTGATCCATGGGCACAAGCTTGTATAAAAGCTGGTTTGCAAGCTGGGTCAGAAGTTGGAGAACCAAATACATTCAAACTCGAAAATGTCAGTGGATATCGAGTTCGAGATGGTAGCTGGGAACCTAAACTTGATTATGATGAATTGATCGAAGCAAACTGCCAACTTTCAGAACCATTAGACACAGGTGGATATCGAGATGTTGTTGGTAACACAACATATGGTGTTGATCCTAGTTTTGTTTGGAACAGAGTATCAGTTGTAGAAGCTGGCGGGTTTGTTGCTTATGATTTGCGTTATAATCTTGAAGCTCTCTTTACAGGAACTAAAGCTAAGACTGGTACAGCCGAGAGTATTGCAAATCTTTGTAAAGCAAGATTTGAAGTACACTTGAAAGCAGATATTATTGTTGGAGATGATCTTAATGATGGGCTTGGTTATAAAAACCTTAAGGTAGTAGTTGAAGGTAATACAGCCAGCATTGATGTTATTGTCACTCCAGTTCAAGGACTTGATTTTGCATTACCAACAATTTACTTAGCTGACATTCAGCAAAGCGCATAAGGGAGATAAATCATGGCAGTACAAGCAGGTAATGACAGCAAAAGCGTTGTGATGGCTGGTGCTAAGGCAATATTCTTGTTGGATGGTAACAAGGTAGCTTATGCTTCTAACGTTTCTTGGAACGAAAATATTACATACGAACCTATAAACGTACTTGACCAGTTGGAAGTAGCAGAACATGCTGAGACTGGGTATACCGTAGATTTACAGTGTCAAAATTTTAGAGTTCCAAATCAATCTGTTAAAGGTTTGGGATATATGTCTTCACTTTCTCAGATTTTGACTCAAGGAGAACTGACAGCATCAGTAGTGGATAGGGATACGAAAGCGATCCTTTTGCTTATGACTGGTGTTAAACTTCAAGCAAGACAGTCAGCCGTTGACGCAAGAGGGGTTATGACCGAAACATGGTCATTCGTCGGTAGAACTGCTTTTGACGAAGCTGACGGATAAAAAAGGAATGACACCACTTGGGGTATTACCAAGAGGGGTGTGGGAATCACCCTTTCATTAATTTTTTTTATGAGGTTCTAAAATGGAAAAAAGTTTTTCTCTCCCAAGCATGGAATACTCCTTCAATTTCCAAGGGCAAGGCAAAGAAACTGGCATGAATTGGGCTGGTAAGTTCAAATATGTCAGACCGACATTAGGTGATCGTAGTCGGTTATCAGCATTACGTGGTCGATTAAATGGAGACAAAGATCCTGATGACCTTGAGGTTGCTGAATTCAATCATGCCATAGCTTATTTAAGACATACTTTAAAAGAATATCCTGATTGGTGGGCTGAAACCACATTTGGGTTAGAGATGTATGATGGAAATGTAGTGAGTGAAATCTATAATAAAGTTATGGATTTTGAAGTTGAATGGAAAAAGAAAATACATGGTGGAGATGAATCAGATGTATCCGATGAAGATAAGACTAAAAAACTTGTCAGAGATATTGAAAAATCAATTACTTGACAATGATAATCTTCATCGTATTGCTATTTCAAACACTAAGGATACTGAAAAAAGATTGATTAGATGGTGGTGTAATCATTATAAGCAACCACCAAAACAGTTGGATGAGTATACGATTGAAGAACTTTTTATTGAACAGTTGGAAGAATATTACATTAGATATCCTGAGAAGATAGAAGAGTTTCTTGGATCAGTTAACCAAAAGCAAGAGGATGATTGGGACGGTTCTTTAGATCCTGAGATGGAAAAGGTTATAAAAAAGCGTTTAGGCAAAGTTAAGGTTGATATTTCTAAGTATCAAAACGAAAATGATAAGGATCTTACAGATGGGAAGTAGATGTTATAATCAATAGTCTTGGGAGAAGTCTTCCGAGATCTAAGATTACAAAAGTCAGTCCAACCGTAACTGATGAAGAATTTGAGGATTATTTCGATGCCTAAACAAGCAAAGTTATCACTTGGCTTAGATATAAAACCTCTTCAGGAGAAGACTGAACTAGCGAAACAGTCAATAGCAGAATTTGGAAAAGTAAAGTTAGATCCAACCATTCGCAGAGAATTCAAAAAAGCATTAGTGGATGACTTAGGCAGTCAACTAAAAATAGCCAAAAGTGGTTTTGATCAAGTTAACAATGAACTTATCAAAATGTCCCAAACTGGCAAGGATGCTTGGGACAACAAAAAAGCTCAACAACTATTAAGCACAGCAGATAAATATTCTGACCAGATAAAAGAAATCAATCGACAACAAAAATTAATGTCAGGTGGTGGATTAGGTGGTGGATTAGGTGGTGCTGGTGGTGCTGCTGGTGGTGGAATTCTGAAACGCATGGGTGGAAGTGGGATGCGAGCCTTGGGTATGCTGGGGTTAGGATTTGGCGTTCAGCAATCCATCCAACGGTCTATCCAACAAGCTGGTCCCGGTATGGGTCTTAGAGAACTCACTGGCGGTGCAATGATAGGAGATGACATTAGCCTTGGGTTTACTCGTCAACAGCGTAGAGAACGGGCAACAGGGATAGCTCGTTCTGCCGGTCGAGATATGACTGGGCAAGAGTTAGAGGCTAGAACTCGAGAGAGTGAAGTTTTTCAGAGGGCATATGGTGTTTCTGGAGAACAATATGGAGAAGCTTTTGGCGCAGCAAGGCGTGGTGGTGTAGCAGACGAAGGGAAATTTGTTGCAGATGCGATTGGTAGTGCGGTTGCGGCTGGTATGAGTGGTTCTGCGGTGGGTGAATATTTAGCTTCCATGACAGGTTATATGGAAGAAATGTCAAAGGGAATTGATATTGATCAAAAGTCTCTTACAGGAATGGGAATGGCTTTTGGAAAAGTTTTAGGTGATAGCAGACCAGATAGAATTTTTGATGCTCTTAAGAGTATTGAAAACACTTTTAAAAGCACAGATCCATATCAACAATTTTTAGCTTATCGTTCTTTAGATTTGGCATCCGGTGGAAGTCTTTCTCCAGCCGGTATAGAAGTCAGAAGGAACATGGGTTTATTTGGGACCATGAAGCAAAAAGATATAGATGCTTTGGACAATGCTGGTTTGAATAAAGTTGCGGATATATTCAAGGTCAGTGGATCAGAGATGGTAAATAGTATGTTAACGACTGTCATGCGTGACGTTGTTAATTTGGGTGGTGGACAACAAGATAAATATTTAGCATTCAAGCAAGGGACAGGAATGTCAGATGCGGCTGCGGTTCCAATATTTACTAAGCTATGGACACAATATACCAAGACAGGAAAAATCAAAGGGATCAAATTATCAAAAGAAGAGATCCAAGAATTAAAAGATGCTCAACAAACTCCAGAACAACGTGCTGCTAAAAATATGAAATCGTTCGAAGGTGCTGTTCTTGAATTTGGTTCGAGAATTGACAGTATGAAAAATAAGGTAGCTGATGGAATGACTAGTGCTGTTGTTAAAATGACAGGTGCAGTTGATGAATTTGCTAAGGCTACAGGAATGTTTAGTTCCGATGTTGAAAAATTGTTTTTAGTATTAGGTGTTGGTGGTCTAGCTAAAATAGCGATCACTAGAGTAGGAGCAGGTATTGCTGGAAGTGCTATTGGAAGTGCTGCTGGAGGGCTATTAACAGGTTCGATGGTAGCGGCTGCTTTGACTTCTACGGCTGCACTAGCAGGAGCAGCGGTTTTGGGTGTTGCTGTTGGAGAAGCGATACGATTAGCTATCAATTGGGGTACAGATAATTGGTTAAATGATACCACTAGCAGATTTTTTAATAAGCTTGGGTATGGTGGAAATATTGATACTGGAAACTTAGATCTTTTAAAAGCTCAAAAAGATTTTGGACCAGAAGGTAGTGAAGAAACAACTAGGATGATGAAGCAGGTTAAGGAGTCCGGTGGGAATATGACTGCTGGTGGGTATGCTAGTATGTTGGGAGGTCTAAATGAAGAGAGAAGGAATGCTGGTGGAAGATGGTCACCTGAAGAACAAGTAACTGCCTCAACAAGAATAGTCTCAGAACAATTAGGGGAAAAAGCAAAGTATGATGATCTTGGCAATACTCTTGGAAAAGTTATGTCTAGCATGTCTGGTGATAATGTAAGAGAGATAACTAGTGCTAATAAACCTTCGGAAGAACCTAGTAGCCTTGATAGGGAACAATTAAAGAAAAATGATGAATCAACAAAGAAGCTTATAGATGTTATGGGGCAGCTTAATCAGACCATGAAAATAAAAACATCAAAAGAGAAATCATCATCTAGCTTTAGACCATCTCTTGGGAAAGGGTATGGCAGATAATGGCATCATTCCTAGACACAGTATCAAAGAAAGTAGGTGAGGTAGCCAATGCAGAGGGATCTTTCAAAAAAGATTCTAGTCAGTATCGAAAGATTGGAGCTACAACTTCATTTGCTCGTGTTATCTATTGGCATTATGAAGTTCAAAATTTTGGTGTAGCCAGTAGTGTGGATTTTAGTTTAGGCAATAGTTCTAAAACTGTAATGGAAGTCACTGAAGGTACATTAGAAGCTGAATTGACTGAAGTTTCAGTACACAAGACCATGAGCAATTCGTCTGGTAGTTTTAGTATTACTGTTTTACCTAATAAGAATTGGAAACAGTATATTTCTCCCGGTGATTGGCTTGCAATTTACTTATATTCTGACACTAAGGAATATACAAAAGACAAAACAACAAGAAATATGGTTATGTTTGGGAATGTTGATCGAGTAAGCAGAACCAGACAGAGAGAAGAAGACAGTGATAAAATAATTGTTCGATATGTGATTTCAGGTAGAGATTTTGGAAAAGTATTTGAAGACACTGAAACATTTTTTAATCCATATTTAATTCAGACTGTAAGCAGTCAAGTCCTCCTCAATACAGCCGGTATTCCTTTTTCTGGGAATCCTTCTCAACTTGTCAATTCTATTTTAGATGTTTTTTTAGGATCGAAAGGTGCCAGCTTATCCAATACAGCTATTGGGAAGGGTAAGACAGAACCATTAAATCAATGGATCATTCCTAGTGGTGCTGCTTCTCTTTTTAAAAGACAAGAGAAGATTAAGTCTGGAAAGGACAGTCTTAGTTTTGCTGCAGATATTATAGGTGCGGTCGCAACGTTGTCAGGATTATCATCAGCGTTTGGTCAAGATGGTGTCCACTTTGATGATATTATGCAGAGACTACTTGAACAAGATTTGCCCGGTGAAAAAGAAAGAAACATGATTGGTAAGGGTCAACCATTATGGAGTTGTCTGAAAAGATCATCGAATGATGTTGTGAATGACCTTTATTGCGAATTGGTTAGAGACAATAAAGGGATTGCTGCTCCATCAATTGTTTTAAGACCACATCCATCTTCTGCGTTTTTTAAAGATACAATGGGTATGCTTAATAATCATTACAAAGCATTGCAAGATTATCCTACGGTAGATATTGATCCAAGCGAGATTAAATATGAAGACTTGGGTAGAGATAGCAATTCAAGAATCAATATGGTTTGGCTTTCAGCTATTCAAAGTAAATATGGAAGGGTAAATGAACTTGCAAACGTTCAAATGGGTCAAAAGGGTGGAATTGGGAACCCCATGGTTCAAATCGAATCAATAAAAAGATATGGGTTAAAGCGTGTCGATCGAGAATTAGCATTTGTGTATCCTACTAGGGGAGGGAAATCACAATCTTTAAATGTTAATATTGATTTATATAAATCATTCCTTGAACAATTATTTGATGCAAATGTTTATAATCATTTGTATGAGACAGGGACTATGGTGTCGGTTGGAAATAATAAAGCTGAGATTGGTAAGGCATTAAAGATTCTATCATCAACTACTCATTTAATTAAAAATAATGATAAAATTTATTATATAGAAGGATACTCGCATACGTGGACATTTCCGGGTCAGTGGGAAACTGAATGGCAATTGACACGAGGACAATTTGCAAATAGATACAATCCTTTTATAGATGCATCAGAAAATGATTCTGGAAAATTAGATACTGAATTTTCATCTAATTATTTGGTTAAAACACAAACATCAAGAGATGGATCTATTCCAATAGCAGGGACACTTGGAGTTAGTGCTGATATATTGAAGGGGATGGCATAATGGGTTTTGTATTTCCAGATGGATCTGTTATTCCGAATAATCTTTTAGTTCTTGAAGAGACACAAGACAATGCTAGTAATAAAATGTTTGGTATTTATGATGGTTTCATAAAAAAAGTTATTTATATTGATGATCCAGAGAATAGAACAGGTCAATTAGAATATACTGTGAATATAGGTGGGCAAGATTACCCGAATGCACTTGATGTTAGGCTTCTTGGTAGTATCCATGGAAACCATGTCAGAGTGAGGAAGGGGGTCGAACACTTCCCTATGGAGCCAACCGGCTTAGAATTTCCAAGTGAAGATAGAATTTTTGAAGAAAAAAAGGATGGAGAATTTGTTTGGTGTATGTTTATCAGAGGTGATCTTGATACACCTTTAATAATTGGATCAAGGCCTCATGCAAGGGAACATGAAAATCCTGATTTTATACCACCGACTAGGGACAAAGGTAATTTTGAAAGATTTGAATTCAATGGAATGGAATTCATGGTTGATAAGGAAGCTAACCTTACAATTACTCATGTCGGTTTGAAGGACGCTAAAGCTTGTGGAGATTATGCAGCGACAGGTAGTGCAGTTCCAAAGACATCGCCATTCATAAAAAATCCTGAAGCGGTATCACCTAACCCATCTTTTATAAAATTTCATAAAAATGGCGATTTTGATTTTAGTATCGATGATTCACTTTTGAAGATGCAATTTATTAAAGCAGACAAAAAATGGCTAGTGACAGCAGGGAATGGTGCGAGCGTAACTTTAGATGGGACTTCTGATAAGTTTGATTTCATAACAGATGGTGGTTTAGTTGTTTCGATCGATGGTGCTGCTGATAAGTTTGAAGCTCAAACAAGTGGTGGAGCTAGAATTACAGCCGAGGCTGGTAAGGTTGAAATCGATGGTACAGGTGGTAAGCTTAAATTAGAAAGTGCCAAATGTGGGATAGGTGGTTCTGCTGGAGAGTTGGTAGAAGAAATTGAAAAGCTTTGTACTCAACTTGATGCATTGTGTGATGGTTTGTCGGCTGAAACTCATAATGGCAATCTTGGATATCCTACTGGTCCTCCAATTAACCTTGCGACTTATGCTGGTGTCAAAGCACAAGTAGCAGCTATTAAGGTTGTTATAACTGGAATTAAAGGCGGTATTTAATGGCAATGGTAGTGGCTGATTTGGCTGATGCTTTAAAAGTAGGACTGGGGTTTGGTGCAGAGCCAACGTCCAGTGAAACTATTGGCATGGCTACAGCTATTATCAACGAATTAGGGGTGGGCATTGTGGCTCATCTTATCGGTGAGATTACTGGGACGGCACCTTCCCCAAGTGGACCTACTTTATCGGATGGTGCTGCAACAGGTGGATTGATTACTGGAATGACTGGAGCATCTCTTGCTGATAAGATGAAAACAGAAATGGGTAAATCGTCAGTATCGAGTGAACTTTTAGATATGGCAACAGAGATAGCAGATCATCTTTCGACTGCTACAATAGAATTTGCTGCTGGAGACATTACGGGCATTTGCGCTCACACACCAACAGTGCCGGGACCATTAGTTGGCGAGGGGACTGGTGGAACACTTCAAGGATTGAGCGGTCCTACTTTGGCTTCTGCTTTGGCTGGTGTTTTTGGAAGTTTATCTCCAGAACTTTCAGATTTATGTAATGCATTAATAGATTATATATCGAATAATGCAGAAGTGACATATTCAACTGGTTCAGTGACAGGGACATGTCCTGCTGGCGGTGGTTCGATTTTATTAGGAGCCGGTGTTGGTGGCTCAATATCATAAGGATATGATATGGGATTTGCAGATATTTTTAAAGATGGTTTGGAAGGTGTATCCAATGTTATTGGTGGTGTGTTTGGAACCGATCATCCATATCCATTGGATATTGCAAAAAATGTTTCTAACTTTGAAGTAGATGAAGGTGATAGGGCATGGCAAGAATCACGAGGCTATTCGTTCCAAGTTGTCAAAGTTGATTCTGCTGGGAGTCTTTCAACAATATCAGACTGGAAAGAGTTTGTTCTTCAAATAAATCCTCAAGAAATAACCCAAGATGAAATATTTGCAATTCAAGTGACACCAACTTTCTCAGGTGTATTAGTAGAACATCAAGGTGTGACATTAAAAGATATTACTATTTCTGGAACGACTGGTTTATCACCTAATAGAAGAGCAGGTGGTTCAAGTCCAAGGACAGGCAGACCTATCTTAGCTTCTGGTCGGTCGGGCTATTTTGAGTTTCATGAACTTAGGTCATATATAAGGGCATATGTTGAAGCTAAACGGAATGATAAAAAAAATGAAAGTGGCGAGTTAAGATTAATTTGGAGCAATCATAAAGATCAGGAAGATCTCTATGTAGAACCTCAAAAATTTACAATGAAAAGAAATGCAACTAAACCATTTCTTTATGATTATACAATTATTTTAAAAGCGATTGGTATAGCAGGTAAAATTAATAAGACAGGATCGTCCCTTGAAATACTTGACAGTGCAGTTCAAGCAGTTCAGGACACGTTGGATATAGCTAATAAATTTTTAGAGGGCAGTCTTGGTTTTCTTGAAAGAGTGGAAAGAGATATTTCAAATACTGTTTTAGCTCCAATAAGGTCAGTGATAGCATTTGCAAATACCTTGAAAGCGGCTGGTGGTAGGTTAGATGCTATTTCAGCACAACATAAAGTTGATCGTTTATTCATTAAAAATTTAAAAGAAAAAGTTAGGGAAATTTATGATAATTCGATTGATTATCTTGGGAAAGATGTTGCCATATATAATGCTGCTAAAGGAAGGATTCCTACATTAAGAAGAGAAGAGGTTGATATTTCGTGGAAAGAGATGATTGCGATTAGAGCTTTATTGATGGCTGAAAAAGCTTTAGCTAAAGCTTTATCTTCTAATTCATTTTTTGAGGTTTCTTTTGACTCAGTTAAATTAAATATTGAACAATATTATAATTCAGCAGAGGCAAATTTACAAAAATCAGCATTATTGTCAAGCAAGTTAACACTTGAGAAGGAAAAAGCAGCGGCTCAGTCAAAAAATGACACGGTAGCGGTAGCTACAATAAACGCACAACTTTTAGAAATAGCGAAAGTGGCAGCAAGAGCAGCAGGTGAAGGTGCGGAAAGATTAAAGTTAACCACTGCTACGTTCAAGTCTAAGTACCTAGTTGGAGCGGATCATACAATTCAAACATTGGCTGCTGCTATTCTTGGGAATGCTGATAAATATCGAGATTTGATTGTCCTTAACGATTTGGTTCCACCATATATAGATCCAACTGGTACAAACCCTAATCCAAGGGTTTTGAAACCGGGGGATAGTCTTTATGTTCCTCAAAGTTCGGCTCCAGAATTAGTTTCTGGTGCTGCAAGATCAGTTGAATATCCAATTTCAGATCCTTTAACTGAAACAGAAAAAAATTATGGTGTTGATTTGATGTTGGATGCTGATTACGATCTAATTATAAATTCATCTGAAGATGTAAAGTTGGTTGCTGGTTCTCAGAACGTAGGTCAAGCTTTGTTTCTTAAATTGTATTATGAGTTGGGATCTTTAAAAAGACATCCTGAGATTGGAACTAATTTGACGATAGGAACTAAAACTAGAGATTTAAGAAAAGTCATATCTCAAGTCAGGACATCATTAACGACTGACTCAAGAGTTGAGTCAATTTTATATTCTGAGTTTCGTCAAGAGAGTAATGCAGTTATAATCAATACTGTTTTGAAATTGGCAGGGAGAGATCAACCTATTAATGTGGGTATACCAGTAAGAGGATAGAATGAGTTTATTTTCACCAAGAGTGTTTACAGAGATTTTTTCAGATATGTTGGCCCGGTTGTTATCAGCAACAGCTTTGACGGATGTGAACTATGGTTCCGTGTGGACGCTCCTTTTAGAAGCAGCAGCACAAGAGGATGATGAACAATACTTCCAAATGCTTGAAATTATTAGAGGTTATTCTCTTGATTCCACCACAGGAACGGATCTTGACAATCGTGCTGAAGAATATTCTCTTGAAAGAATTGAAGCTTCGGAATCAAGCACAACTGTAACTATCAGAGATTCCACAATAACTAAGATCGTGACCGGTATTTATTCCGGTTTGGCTGGTGCTGCGGCTGGTAGCAATACCGTCAATGGAGATAGTGCGACTGGGTTTCCTACAACTGGAAGTATTATTGTTGGTAGAGGGACTCCCAATGTTGAAACATTGGTTTATAGTTCGATCACTACTCAAGCTAACTATGTAACTTTTAATTTAACGGGAAATTTTGCAAATGATCATGGGACGGACGAAACAATAATTTTGTCTCAAGGTGGAAATAGGGTAATTACTTCTGGGACAGAGGTTAAGGTTCCAGCTTCAGATACTCTTGAAGAAATAAGTTTTACATTGGATGCTGCTGCTACGATTCTGGATGGTAATTCAGAAGTGACAGGTGTGGCAGTGACGGCTTCTCAATCGGGAACAATAGGCAATGTTCCGGTCGGTGCTATTAGAGCTTTTGGATCAGCACCATTTACAGGAGCCACAGTTACAAATCCAACAAGGGTAACAAACGGTGTTGACGATGAATCTGATCAAGCATTGAGAGATCGGATCAAGTCTACACTTCAATCTTTATCAAGAGGGACACCTCAATCAATAGTGACAGGTGTTCAGGGATTGATTTCAACTTCTGATAACAAACGTGTGGTATCTGCTACGCTCAGAGAGGCAACGGTTCCAACTGACGTAGTTAAGCTTTTCATCGACGATGGGACAGGATTTATTCCTGAGTTTAATAGAGTAGGGCTAGAAGTCGTTGTACCTGCAGCTACAGGCGGTGAGAAGTATCTGAGCATAGGGAACACTCCCCTGATGAAAGCGTTTACTGAGACGCAAAATGCGGAGCCTTATAACATATCTCATGGTGAGATACTTTATATAGATGTTAACGGGGTAGAAGAAGCGATAACATTTGTAGCTTCCGACTTTGCAGTTCCGGGTTCTGGGACTGCTCAAGAGGTTCTTACAAAAATAAATTCATCTTCTAATCTTACCGAATCTCGTGTTTCGAGCAATGGGGTCAAATTAAGAATTTTTTCGAGATCAAATAATAACGAAGAGATTCGTGTGGTCGATGGATCAGCTAATGTTGCGCTTGGGTTCCAAACTGATATTAAATATACAACCAAACTTTATTTGTTTAGAGATAATGTCTTACATCTTTTGGTTAAAGATGGAAAAACCGCATCAATTGAATGTGCTAGTCCAGCTACCTATAATTTTTCTGCAATGGAAACAAGTCTTGCAGTTATTGCAAATGGTGCGAAAGCTAATATTCAAAACATTTGGTTTGTTCCAAGTGGTTTTGTGAATGCTACAATAGTCAGTGTGAATGAGCTTGTTAATTATATTAATGCAAGGATAACAGGATTTACCGCTAAGTCTTCATCGAACAACACAAGGATTTCTCTTGCTTCAATGTTAGAACGTGACAATGAATCGAGTATGCGTGTTGTAGAACTTTTTGATCATGTTTGGAGCGAAGAGGGTGGAACTAATGTTGACCGAACAGTTGAGTGTGCTGGTAATGCTTCAAACGTTCAGATGTTTGTGGTCAATTTGGACTATGTGTATCTTGGTCATGCAGACGTTCCATTCGATACCGTTTATGTTAATCTGTTGGTCAATGCAAGTGCAGATCTGGACTTAGTTTTTGAATATTGGAACGGCTCGGCATGGACAAATTTAGGAGTACATGATGGAACTTTAGGTTTCACTCAAAGCGGTCATCTAAAATTCATGGCTCCTACCGACTGGGCTATCACTGCGGTCGATGCTGAATCTCATTTTTGGTTACGACTTCAAAGAACAGCAGCAGCAGTTGTGACACCTCCAACAGAATCAAGAATAAAAATTTGTGGTGGTAATGAGATTTTAGCATTTAGTGAAACTGAAGAATTTGGTGCAAACAGAGATTACACTCTTAATAGGTTTGTAGGTCAAATTGAATTAGTTGAAACTCTTAATCCAAACGATAAAGTAACTTTAGGATCAAACGATACCAGAGCCTTCGCTATTTCTGAACCGGCTTCTAGCTTTTCTGGATTGGTTGGGCAAACTCTAACCATGTATGTGGATGGAATAACGAAGACGGTTACGTTTGTATCTGGAGATTTTGTTGATGTTGGTGCTGCAACATTGGTTGAAGTAGTAAGAGCTATCAATAGTCGAACAGTTGGCATTACTGCTTCGGTATTCGAAGCTGTTTATATCAAACTTAAAACCAATAGAATGAATAGTGGTTCTTTTAGAGTAGATGACTCAGGTGCAAATAATACTTTGAATTTTCCAGTATTATTAGTTGAAAATTTTATTAGTCATCAACCAGCTTTGGTTTCAAATATAGGACCATTTACCTTTGCGACTAATGATTATTTGATCATTGTTGTAGACGATAATTTAACTGATAACTTTTTGGCTCCTTTATATCGAGAAAGTACACTTACAGGGGTAACTGATCCTTCAACACTTATTGATTCTACTTTGAACAACGTATGGCAAATAGCTACTGATATAGTAGGGTATGAAATTGAGATGATTGATGGGACTGAAGCAGGTGTTCGAAGAGTAATTTCAACATATGTACCTGCAAGTGGAACAATTACAACAACTGCACCATTTCCATCTGCACCTTTAACTGGAGATACATATCAAATACTTCCAGTCACAGCAAAACAGGTAAAAGAATTTTGGAACAATAATCAAATAACTTTGCTCCAAACTAAAGCTGAAATCAAAGAGATGGGTTCTGCTGCATTACAGTTGGCATCTTTATCTTTTAGTGAAGACGCTGCGATATCGGTTACGGGCGGTCCAGCGAATACTCAATTGGGGTTTGGTTAGAAGCAAGGGGTATTGATGGATATCGATATTTCACTGGACTAGCTCAAGTAGCACAATGGACGGTTGATGGTGTCGAATCTGATCAAGAGAACTATCCCGGAATTAGAGCGGCTGGCGTTCATGTAGAAGTGATTGAGCCAGTGATTGTACCAGTTAGTTTTGACATAGTAATTACAACTAGTAGTGGAATAACACTTTCACTTATCACAAATGATATTAAGAGTGCTGTTTCAAATTATGTAAACAGGCTTGCAGTAGGTGTTGATGTCATACTTACAGAGATTCTTGTCGCAATAAAAGCGGTCAATGGTGTTTTTGATGTCGATATGAATGTTCCGACTAGTAATATAGCTATAGCAGATAATGAATTGGCAAGGGTAAGCGAAGAAGATATTGCTATAAGTTGAGGTATTGATGGTAACTAAACTTTCTAAAATGTCTCGATTTCTCCCGTCAAGGTTTAGACCAACGGTAAATCCTAATATTAGGGGTATACTGTACGCATGGGCTGGAGAAGATGATCTTCTAGTTCAAGCAATCGAAGATGCAAAAGAACAGTTATATGTTGTAACGGCTCAACTTCAATATTTAGATGCTTTGGGATCTAACATAGGTGTTTTTAGACCTACAGTATTTAATTTGTCTGATAGTTTGTTTAGACAATTAATCCCTGCCTTGTCGTTTAGTCCTAAACAAGTTATTCCAACCATCAAAAAAGTTTTAGATGTTTTTTTTGGGGTAGGAAATCTACAGGTATTAGTTCATGAAATAAGACCGAACGAAATAGAGATTCAAATTCCGTCATCGGTCCCATCTTTGACCAGAGGATTAAGGGGATCTCATCATTTCCATAACTATAGTGGTGAAATAACCAACGTTGATAATATTTTAAAAGAAATAACAATTGATTTGGATGGTGATACGAAGCAGCTTGTAATTGACGAGATTGCTGGTGGTATTTTTGGACAAGATATCAATTCTAAAATTATCTTATCTCATACGGCTGGAGATAATGGTGTTGTAATTCAATTTTCAGTTTCAGATGATCTGAGTGGTTTTTCTGTTGGTCGGTTTTCAGCTACTCATCCAGTTTATATCGGATCGTTCTTACCTGATAAAACTGCTTTGTTTAGTACGACTAGACAAAGAGGTGTTTTGGGACAAACCATAACGGCTGGAGCTATTGTCCCAAACTTAATAATGACTGAAGCTTCTGGAATTCCAGATGCTCCGGGTTACGTGGTTTTTAATGTTGGAAATCCAAATGAAGAATCTTTGGTTAAATATTTGGGTAGGCCAAACAATACAACTATTTTAATTGATCCATCTTATACATTTACAAAAGATCATAGTTCAGGTGAAGTGGTTAATGTGATTGTTAAACCATATCAAGCTCCCAATCAGGATGGATCAGATTATTCGGTCTTTCTAGTAGGGATTATAGCGGCTCGTTTACTGGCACAACAAATTATTCAATCAATTGTTGCGGCTGGAGTTGTTATTAATTGGACGATTGTTGAACCTGAAATAATTTGTTAAAGGATTGACAAATGCAGAAAAGACAAAGATATGTTGCAGACCAAAGGTATGACCTTCCTTATTACGTTTCACAAATGGATTTCATTGCTGAAGAATTTTATAAATATTATAAAGAATTCATCAATGTTGATAACAAGATTATCCAAAACTGGGAAGTGATCGACAATGGTGGTTTGCAGGTAAAAGTAAACAGTGTAACTGATTCTTTACTTTTAAATGCGGAACGAACAGGATTTGAAAACCTCGTTTATAGAGCGGCTGGTGCTATAGATTTAACCGTGGATCTTCAAGACAATTTAACAAACTATGTTGAATTGGAGATAACGAGTGGAACAACAGGTACAGATTCGGTCACACTTTGGGATGCGACTGCTAATTCAGGAGTAGGTGCAGAATTTATTCAAAGTGTTGATACCGTCACATGTACTGCTGAAGTCGCATTGATAAGCAATACAATTTCATTTTCAAGTCAAGCAAATAGAATTCCCCTCGCAGAAGTTTTAACATCGGCTGGTTCTATTTCTACGATAACGGACGTGAGAGATTTCCTTTGGCATCTTGATAGTAATTGGAATTTTGGAAGTCCAAGGACTGACAAGACGATCGTTACACTCAAAAACGATTCGGATGCAATCAAGACAATCATAAAAGAAATGAAAGGTACAACTGCTTGGTATACCGCACAGGGGGTTAGTACACTTAATCTTTTAGAACGTATGAATTACATTCTGACAGACGGTGGAACAATTTCTTGGGATTTACCAAAACCTTCTGTTGGATCATTGATAGCGGTTGCTTCTGATCCAAATACAGGGATTGCAGATGGTGACACTGTTACTTTGCACGATGGGATTAGTCCTTATGTATTCGAGTTCGATACTGATTCATCTGGTCCGACCAATGCGATAACTATTCCGCTAGAAGGGACACCTGCTCAAGTTAAGACGGCAATAATTGCGGCTATTACGGCCGCAGCTATAAATATGACTGCAACATCAGGTGTTGGCGATCGGATTGAATTATCAAACGATTCGAATGGTACTTCTGGAGATCAAGCGATAGCGGAAAATATCTCGAACGGTGCGAGTCTATCCCCATATGGAATGCTTGAAGGTTATGACAACACTCAACTCACTTGGGATGCTGATTTAAAGCTAATTGCTCCAAGCAGGTCATTTTATTACACGATTTCAGCTCAAACAGTGTCAAATATTCTTGACGGTGAAATGATTTACGTGACTTTGCCAGATGTCGGAACGGCTCCCAGTGGTCCTTTGACTGTATTTAAAACCACTTCGGCCTCATACGTGCTTGATGAGTTGAATACTCGTGGATATATAATAGGTTACAGGTCAGGATCAAAGATCTATTTTGGGAATGGATGGCAGTCGGTTGAACTTGAAGATGGGGAATCTAACCAGCTTGGTGACGGTATTTCTGGAGAATGGATGACTGCTACTGGTCTTGTGAGTGAGTATGATTCTACCCCCCCATATACCTCTAATCATTGGATTACTCCGGCTACTAGCTTTACGCAAGGGATGTCAGAGCTAGATTCTATAGTTGAGACGATTTACAACATGGTTATGGGTCCATCCTATGATGAGGAGGTGGTTTCTGATGGAACGGCTTCTTATAATGCCGGTGCAAAGATAACGTTACCGGCTCCTTTCGGGATTGGGTCTGCACAAACATATCAAACAGGTCTGAGGCAGCTTGAGGTCTTCTTTAATGGAAGGAAAGCAACGAGTGGTGTTGGCAACGATTGGTTAGAAGATGCGAACCTTGGCGCAGGGATCGGCAACCAGATCGAATTGATCTACGATATTCCAAATCTAACAAAAATTGGATTTAGAATCCAAACTGGTGGTGGACAAGATGGTACAGTAGGTGTTGACGCTCCAAATATTTATGATGAAGGTGCATTGGTAGCAAGCACTGTTGGAAAAATAGATTTTACAGGTAAAGCGGTAACAGCATCGTTGACTGCACCAAATGAAACTGAAGTCCACATTCAATATCCAAGAGAACTAGGCAAATCTGTAAAAAATAATACTGGTAGTCCAATTGCAGCAAATAAGATTGTCGCATGGGCTGACGATGGAACAATGGTTTTAGCAGATGCGAATACTGCTTCATTGTCAGATATCATTGGTGCTACAGCAGCAATTATTGTAGATGGTGACTTTGGAATAGTTGTGAGAGAGGGTAGCTGTGTTGGATTAACAACGGGACTAGGTGCCACGGTTGGAGCATCGGTTTATCTTGGGGAAACTCCCGGTGAAGTTTCACTTACGGCTCCACCGGCTATTGGGGATACAGTTATCAGATTGGGTCGAGCAGAACCGGCTGATGGTGTGGCTTCGGCAACATGCACTGATCTTTGGTTACATCCTGAAGTAATTGCAGAACCATAAGGAATAAATAAATGACTGATCGAAGAATAATAGTAACAGAGAATGGCAAGCAAGTCCCAAAGCAGAGTGCCAGCGAACAATGGGACTTCCAATCTGTTAGAATTGGTGCAAGCAATTTAGAAATTTCTGAGTCGGCTGGTTTATTCGATTTTAATAGCAAAAGAATAAAGATTGCAGATGGTGTTGCCAGTGACGAGGCATCGTCCAGAGGTCAACTTGATACATTACAGACTCAAGTCGATACCATTGAAGCAGAATCAGCAAGTAATGCTGGTTCGAGTGATGCGGTAAATGATGCGTTCGGGTTACTGTTTGCCAGACCAGAAGAAGAAGCATTGACATCTTCTGGTCAAACCATATTCAATTTTACATCCATAATTTTCAGCCGTGACAATACAGTTATTGACCTTGATATTTTTGAAGGCGATCGGTGGAAGAGAGTGGATATTACTGGTGGTTTGGGGAAGGATTTTAGAAAAAATTCTGAAACTCAAGTTGAATTTGCTTACACTGTTCCGAATGGCGTAGTTGTAACAGCAAGGAAACCAAATCCATTCTTATCTCGGCTACATTTTATTCAATACAAGGTAAGCATAATTGGGGACATCATATCTACGGCTAAACCATACACTATGGGGACCGATCAACTAGGTGTTTATAAAAACGGTGTTTGCTTGGTTAATAGTACGACAATAGGTGAAGCAGATGATCGATATCAAGAGGCAACACCAATGACCGTTTATCCAGAATCGGCATCTTTATTAACGGATGTTTGGGGTTTCCTTCATAAGAATATTGCTCCCATTTATAAATCGATCCAAGATGGATTATCAACTTCGGTTATCACTGTTCCATCTTATACGATGAGCGTGGATAGGTTGCTGGTTTTTAGAGATGGTTATCTTTTAAATAAATCATCATATGGTGTGGGTAATGAATATTTTTCTGAAACATCTGAAACGTCGATTACTTTGGGTGCTGTTGCCGTTGCAAGTGAATATTATATTTTTGAATACTTGGCAGAAGCTCCTACATGGTCGGAAGATATAACAGATGTGACTGGTGGGACTTTAACTTTTTCAGGATCATATACATTAGGGACGGATAGACTGTTGCTCTATAAGAATGGAAAGTTGATGTACGATTCTACAACGGTTGGAACTGCGGCTGAACGGTATCAGCAAAACAATCCAACGTCAGTAACTTTAGGTGCTGCTGCAATTGCGTCAGACATTTTTACTGCAATTTTACTGTCAAACTAAAAGGAATAGATCATGGTAAGAACAAGAGGGCAGAATTATCAGGACATCCAAAGTACAGCATTGCCAACATTGGGTCAGGCTGCGGAAGCAACCAACGATGTGATAATGGATGCCATTAATGCATCATTAGACAGTCCATTAAAGTTGGGACAAAATCAACCGACTGCAAGTGCTGTATTGGCAATTACAGCGAACAAGGTTAATCAAGGGGATGGTACACAAAGCGTAATGCCACCATCCGATGATACGGTTCCAGTTTATGCAGCGACAACTATAAACTTTCAAACTGAAGCTATTACAGGTGGGACAGTGACAGTAGAAGGAGCAACGTTTGCCCTTCCAACATCGGTCATTGGAGAATTCAGACGAGTAGCTTTTGTTTATCAAGCTGGAAATAATGCGATTGATTGTTTGTTTAGTCCTAATGTTGCTGGACTTGGATCGTTACCTGATCCCGGATCATTGTTTGCAGCATTAGACGGGATACCTCTTGGTTATATAGATATCGAAGGAACAACATCGGCTACCCCCGGCACTTATAAAACAGCAGGTAGTGCTACTGACATTATTGAAAACAAAGTTGGTGCTGATACTAGAATTTTTACTTTTGGTGCAGGTGCAGGTGGTGCTGGTGGAGATACTAGTTTCAAACCTCAGTCGGTCAGTGGAACAAACTTGACGATCAAAAAAGGTTCTCGTGAACTTTCAAACGGACTGGAATTTTACAGTGCTACTGATTTGATCGTAGATCTTTCTTCTTACACTGTTGATGGTAACTACTATATTTACCTTGACCTTGAGCAGTTACCGGCTACGGCTACCCTTGTAGGTGCAAGATCAGTTTACGTTGTAGACAACACAATGTTTGTTCTTTCTACAACTACAGCAGAAGAACAAAACACATATCGATATGCATACATAGGAACGATTGTTCGATCTGGTGGATCTTGGTTAGCTCCATCCGATAAGGCTAGAAGCCAACATGTGTTGCCTATCGGTTTGCCTAGTGATATTGATCACACAAAGAGCATTGCGACTATCGGTGAAGTTGGGATTGTAGATAACACTCAAGGTGATTTGGAAGATAGTTTTTTGACAGGGAATTTTGAGTATTATAATTTAGATACAGATCTTGAGGATGGTTCTGGCGGTAGTTACGGTTTGCAGGGGTTGGAGGTTACTTTTGATGGTTTGGATATCTTTAAATCTGGAACTACTGCAAAATTTGATGGATCAACAAGTTATGCAAGAGTGTTTGTGTGGATGGAACCGACAGAGGCTTTCTTTTTATCTGCTGGCGATCAGTCTTTTGGAATGTGGGTTAAGCCTAGTCCTCCTAGTGCTATTGACCAACATATTTATGGTTCTGGTGGGCAAAACGGTGTAGATGGATTAATCTGGATTAAACATAATGCTAGTGGACAGTTGGTTATAGTGGGAGTTCGTGAAGGTACTACCGCAGGTGATAGTATTACTGTCGATAATTTCTTAGGATATGCTGATTCTAATGGTTGGATTCATTTAGCTGTTACTGTTGCACAAGGTACTAACGATTTACTGACTCTTTACCTAAATGGACACAAAGTTGGTTCTGTTGAGGTTGTTGGTGGTTTAAAAGTAACAAGTCGAGCTACAGCTTGGAATTTAGGTGCTTTGAATGATGATCCTGCTACCTATGGTTTTCAAGGTGAAATAGACGAATTTTTCCTTTGTAACAACACGACTTACACGCCAGATCAAATACTAGGTATCTACTCTCGAAGATTTAATGGTCCTCAATATGCGGCTGGTCATGTAGTTGGTGCAGATAGTATACCTTCATTCGGTACATCTTCTTTTTATAACTTTGATGCAAACGCTAATGATAATTCTGTAAATGGAAATCATTTTTCAGTTTTAACTGGTGCTCCAGATTTTAATGCTATTGGTATTGATGGTGTTGCTGGTAGTGCTGTAAGTTTTGATGGGTTAAGCGATCATTTGCGTATGGCTGCTAATTCTTTCTTTGTTACTCCCGGTGATTTTAGTGTATCCATGTGGGTAAATATTGCTTTGTATGAGGCAGCATATGCTGTTATTTTTGACCTAGATTATACTGGAGACAACAACCATCTATATCTTAATTACCATGACACTGTAGGGTTATCATTAACGTCTTACAGTAAAAGTGCTGTTCTAGATGGTTCTATTGAGACTACTAATGTTACTTTAGGTAAATGGGAGCATGTAGCTATAGTATATGATTTCGCATCTAAAAGACTTAGTTTGTATTTGAATTCAGTTTTAGTGGGATCTATGATTACTGATAGGGATGGTGCTACTGCAAACGAATTTGTTGGTATTGGAAGTTGGACTGGAGGTACACAACGTTTTAAAGGTAAGATAGATGAACTCGTTTTCAATAACGGCTACGCCTACACCGACGACGACATAGCAAAACTATTCTCTTACAAATATCCACACAATAGAAATCTCGAACCAAACAGACAAGCATGGGTAGCTGAATTAGCATTAGACGGATTTAACAGACCTTCAAACACTTTCGTAATTGACAAGCAAGTAAACGATCTTTACTGGGATCTTTCAGGTGAAAGTCCAATGTCCTCTGCTTTATTGCTCCTCAAGTCTAATAATCTCGTTAGTCAGTCGGTTGCAACAGATGGTCGAGTGATCACTGGTACTGCGGCTGAAATAGATGCTCTTCTTCCTTTTAATCATAATTTAAAGGGTGGGACACCTACTCATGTTGTATTGCAAGTAGAAGGTCCAACGGCTGGTGATTACACAAATGATGACGCAGGTTCTTACTTCTATTGGAACGAAACTCAATTCAAAACAAGTGGGACAACTTTAACAAGTGGACTTGGTTCTGGGACAGTTAAAGTAAAACTCATTTATGCTATCGGTTCAAGTGCCGTTAGTCTTCCGGCAGCAAGTGCAACAGATAACGGAATGGTTACAACTGATGCTCAGGCTTTTGCAGGTTCTAAAACATTTATAGCTGGAGCTTTTTTATCTCCTGCTGGATTAGATGGAACTGACACAGCAGCTACTTTAACAGCAGCTAGTCCAAGGTTTCAGGTAACTCCATTATCTACTAATCGTCTTTATACGCTACCTACTACAGACATATTAAAGGGTGAAACCTTTACATTTATAAACAATACTCTATATAAGTTATCTCTTCAAAGTAGTGGTTCAAATGCAGTAGATAATATTACAAATGGCAGAATAGTAGTACAAGCTA